TCTTAAAGAAAAGTTCCAAACTGTACGCCAGACTCCTTAACACACTTAAAAATGTTAATGGTATGATCCATAGAAATATGGGTCGCCCAATGGTTAATATCTTATTAAAGGTATCAACATTGGGTGGTTATAAGTTGAACCAAAGCTTAGTTAAAATTATTATTGTATATCTTCGTTTTTGCCATAATCTGATAAAGACAGGAGGTCCTCGACTTCTTGTTCTTTATTTGAAGGCATGTTTTGTTTTAACCCAACAATCAATTGGGGGACACAAGGCAAGAGATAGTTTTCCTCTTGGATGTGGTGTTGCTCGATCTCGAGGTGGTTTACCAAGGTTAATTCCTAGTTTACACCGAGAGCGTATAAGAAACGGTGATAAGTCAGTTATTAAATTATGACTTACCCTCTTCTCCCTTTATAGGGTATTAGAGTTTAAAGGTAAACCGGACTTAAGTTCTATTACAGATCCTGGATCAATGTCACAGGATACGTTAACGGAATTTGAGGAGGTTGTTCCACTGATTTTTAAGTCTTTGGAGCACCTTATCGGATTATCTCGTTCTATACGATGGCGAAATCTTAAAGCAAGACCTTTCTTGATCTCCTCTGCAACTCCGGCAGTGGGTGGTGTGCATTTAGCACCTACCATCCTATCTACTTCTCCAATTGGTATTATTAGAAGTGCAAAACTTCTTATTAATTCACCAATTTGGGAATCAATTAGACAGTGATGTCAATTGACGGGTTCAAACTGAGTAGTTAACCGTATTTCTACAATTAACTCCTTGGTTACTGATAAGGATTTCGACTTTTCTACATTAGGAAAGAAGAAACATATCGGTTCCCTAGGGTTTGTTGAAGAAGCGGCTGGAAAGGTTAGGGTTTTTGCTATGGTGGACTGTTGGACACAATGATTATTAGATCCATTGATGTCTCTTCAGGCTTCACTCTTAGAAAAAATACCTCAAGATGGAACCAAATCTCAGCTATCCCCATTAAATAGGTTATTGAACAGGTACCCAAAAGGTCCTTTCTATTGTTATGATTTAAAATCAGCAACTGATAGATTACCTATTTCTCTTCAGGTTATCGTTCTACGATATCTGATTGGGGATACATTGGCCGATTTATGACGTGATATCCTTGTTGGAAGATCATACCGGGTTAAAAACCAGGATTATAATCTTAACACAACAGTTAAATATTCTGTTGGTCAACCTATGGGAGCTAAATCTAGTTTCCATAGTATGGGATTATTACATCACTTTATTGTCCAATGAGCATTTATTAGGTCAAAACTTCAACCATTTACCATAAATGGATATTACGGATGATTTGACGCTTACGCCATTGTGGGGGATGATATTGTTATATCAAACACCGCAGTAGCCAAGGAGTATGTTAAACTTTGTAACTTAATTGGAGTTAAAATTGGACTTCATAAAAGTCTAATTTCGGAAAAAGGAACGGCACTGGAGTTCATTAAACGTACTTTTTATAAAGGTACGGATGTTTCTGCAGTCCCAATAACTGAATATTGGGTTGCAAAACAAATGATTCCAGCCTCACTTGAGTTTGCACGTAAGTACAAATTAAGTGTGGTGTCATTCCTAGATCTTTTCTCTTTTGGTTATAAAGTTAAAGGAAACCTTGGCTCTCTTCTTTATAAAATGGGAAGACGGGCTAGAGATAGAATCGTAATGTTCTATTCACCTTATGGTGTCAAACGTTGATCTATCCCTGATTGATTATCACTTAAAACCGGTTTAGGTTCTAAGTATAATTGAACAGAGGGTAAAGAAATTTTAACCCTTCGTGCCCTATTGAAAGATGAGCGTGATGCTCTACTTTCTCGTCTTACAATTTTAGAAGAAAAGGCGAGACCTTTATGGTCCTTTGTGACTGTAAAGCGAGATAGGGAGTGATATGGTATCATCCCTCACTCTGGTGATAGATTATCTAAGTTTCCCCACTTTAGGGAAAGTAATTTAATCTGGGAACGGGATTTAATTCGTTTTTCTAACCAACCTGTTGGTGGAAAGTACGTTGAAAATCCTGGACCTGATAAATTACAACATGTTTTCGATATGATCAAGGAATTGGTATATCGAGAACCGTTCTTAGATACTATTATTAAGATTAGGGATTTGAAATTGATTGTAGAAGATCCTCAAGAAGCCTCAAATAGAGGTCTTATTAAGGCAGATAAGCCACTCGATTTATCTTTATTATGAGTGGAACTCAGTGAGTTAGAATCAGAAATTGGTTCTCTTATGATCCAAAGGGATATCTTCCATCGTCAAGATCAAATGGCCAAAATTACTTTAAGTCGAATGGTCAAAAATTGAGTTAAATATTCAAAATTTGCTCGATCAACCAAGTCAATGGTGTCTCTAAAATAATAATAGTAGACATTAACCCTAATGTATGGTATAAAATCTTACGGATAACGTGATAGACCTTCGGGTTGGGTACTGTGTTTGTTCTTCTAATTACCTAAAATATAATTAGATGTTATTTCTCAGTACAGCGGTTCGTTAGATCTAGGACCCTAAAAATCAGTAATCTTTGATGCGTCCAGTTCACGACTGGGGTTATATTAATATAACGGCAGAGGACCTGGTTCTTTAATTTAAGTTATTCTATCTCTCTCTCCTTAAAGATAATTATTTAAGTTGATGATATAAAATAATGCAAGTTAAAGATATGGCTTACTAGATAATACATTATAGTTAAAGAGTCTTGGGTTTTAATCACGTAATGATGCATGGTGGTCACGCCTCCTATTGATAAGCAGTTTAATGATTAGAACTATTTCCATGGTGCAAAAGACGGATTCCTCGGGTCTGATAAACCCTTTCCACAATTCACTTAACTTAAATTATTAAGTTGGGATTCTGGATTTAAGAGAGGAGGATGGTAGTCTTTATTGGAGATTAGGCAAGTATAACGCGATAAGCCTTCGGGCAGGGTAGAATTGTTAATTCTACAGCGGTGCTTCACCTTAACAATAAAGATGGTCTTTAAAGAACATCTTATTATATAAC